TCATTTTTCGAACCCAAAGAGCACCCGCTGCTCCTGCCAATCCACCGGCACCTCCGCCTGCCGACCGCGTACTGCGTGCAAGTTCAGATGCCGGGGCTGGCGGCCCTCGAGGATGGCCTGCACAATGTCAGGTGCCAATCGTGTCAGCCGCAATACCTCCGCGACCCATCCTGGTTCCAAGCGGAGTTGCCGAGCCAACTCAGAGGCATTGGCCACCTTGCCCGTATCCAGCAATTTTTGCCAGTAGTAGGCTTTGCCTAGGGTACGGACCATGGGCAGATCAAATGATGACTTTATCTTGGCGCTGCTGTTTCCCGGTGGCGGGACCAGCACCTTGCTGTAGCGGCGCCGTTTGATGCTGAGCGGCACGAAGGTTACGGAGCGTCCGCCTGCTTCAAACTGACGCGCATCACCCGCCAGGGTGATCTCCACCTTTTTTTGCGCCGAAATTTCCCGGCCGGCTTTCTCCTTCTCCATCACGCAATCTCCATTTTATCGTTCAATTCTGAAACTGCGTCACGCTGCTCCGCGACGAACGGGTGACGTTCAAGTTCGCGGCGGAATGCGTGCCAGCCGTCATCTTTCCAGACGATATCCAGCCCATCGGCTCGCAATTGCACTCGATCGATCAGGAGCCGCACGATCCGGTGTTGCTCGGCCGGAAACAGGTGATCCCACACGGTACTGATCTGGCGCATGGCGACCAGGATGGTCGGCTCGTCGATGGTGTTGCGTTCCTTCAAAGCCTGGGCGGATTGCCATACCGCGACCATCATCTCCGGTGTTTGCAGGATTTGATGAACTTGGGTCAATACTGCATTTTCGATCTCAGCGGCGGGCAGCGCCCCCATACCGCGCCGACCTGGTTGACTCGATGCGCCGGCGCTCTGTCGCTTTTCCAGATATGGCACGTAGTACCGGTAACGCCGGCCATCCTTCTTGGTGGTGTGCGACGGGATCAGGCGTTGGCCGTCTGGTGCGTAGAGCAGACCAGCCAGCAAGGCCGGGTTCCCGGTGTTGTGGATGCGTGGTCCCTTCTTGCGTTTCTGGATAATGGCGTGGACCGCATCCCACAATTCCCTGTCAATGATCGCTTGGTGCTGCCCGGGGTAGGACTGCCCGTGATTGCTGATCTCCCCGAGATACAGGCGATTACGCATCATTGAGAACAGATACTGCTGGTCGATGGTTCTGCCGGGACGGTGGCGACCGCCTTGGGTGACCCAGGACTTGGTGGTGTGACCCTCGATTTTCAGTTCTCGCACGAGTTGTGCCGCCGATCCGTGTTCGGCATAGCGAATGAAAATATCCCGCACCAGCGCCGCCTCCGGTTCATTGATGACCAGTTTGCGATCCTTGACGTCGTAGCCCAAGGGCGGCACGCCCCCCATCCATATGCCCTTGGCCTTGCTCGCAGCCAATTTGTCGCGGATGCGCTCGCCGGTCACCTCGCGCTCGAACTGGGCGAAGGAGAGCAGGATGTTGAGCGTGAGCCGCCCCATGCTGGTCGTGGTATTGAACTGCTGGGTCACGGATACGAAGGTCACGCCGTGGGCATCGAACAGGTCGACGATCTTGGCGAAGTCGCCGAGCGATCGTGACAGGCGGTCGATCTTGTAGACCACTACGACATCAATGCGGCCATCCTCGATATCGGCAAGCAGTCGCTTCAAGGCCGGGCGGTTGATATTGCCACCCGAAAATCCGCCATCGTCATAACCATCATTGATGGCAATCCAGCCTTCGTGTCGCTGACTAGCGATAAACGCCAGCGCGGCATCCCGTTGCGCTTCCAGGCTGTTGTATTCCTGATCCAGTCCTTCATCGGTGGACTTGCGTGTGTATACCGCGCAACGGCGCTTCGGCGTGATAGTAGTTTTTGCCATGCTTGGTTTCATGCTTTCTCCTTCTGACGCTCGCGGTGCGACGGTTTGAGCCCGAAGAATACTGGCCCTGAGTAGGTTGTTCCGGTAATGGCGCGTGCCACTGCCGTCAGGCTCTTGTATGGCCGTCCCTGGTATTCGAACCTGCCGTCATCAAGGACGGTGACTCGATGATTGATGCCGTTGAATTCCCGGACCATCACTGTGCCGGGTGCGACCTGGCTTTCCGATCGGCGTTTCTGGTTTGGCACCTCGCCGGTTTCACCGATTTTTTCCAAGCGGCGACGCAGTGCTGCCGACAGACCGCCATATGCGCGTTCCTGTAACTTATAGGCGATTCGGCTTTCGAGGTAGGTGCGATGGTGATGACCGGGGCGGCGATCGAAAAATTCATCCCACAAGGCCCAGATGTTTTCCATGGGGATATTGGATAACTGCGCGATTTGCGCCGTCACGTTGGCTGCGTGTGTCGTCATTGGCGAACTCCTTCTTGATAAGACGGGTTCGTATGAACGCTCTGGTTGCCAGTAATAGCAAGACAAACTGCGCTGGAATCCTGATCAAGCAATTTATGAGGATCGGCATGCATTCGCAAAATTGCGGTGGCGAGCAGATCGGCAATCTCGCGCTGCGAGTGCCGGGGCCGGGATTCTGCCGCTAGTGGACGATGAACAGAGGGAGATTCGACTTCTGGCATGGTTGGCGCTCCTGATGGAAAACGCTATCTATGCTATAGATCACCACCATGCAGAGTAACTCGTTTGGTGGGAATTGCGCGGCGGAACGAGAAGTAGCGCAGCCCTTATTCAATTCGGCGTTGCTGTAATCAGACTTCGAAGAAACGCATTACCTTGTTGAACTCGATGGTGTCACCGCCGAAAATATCACGCAGCGGACGCCGTGATGCACCCATGAGGCCGCGCTCAAATGCGGCCTCGAGATTGGTTCCCACTCGGATGGGGCGGGTATTGGTGGGATTTGCGAGGCGCGCAAGATCTCCACCTTCGGGTGAAATGACGAACATCCTCATGCCTTGTTCGTTGATCGCACGTATGATGGCTTCATTGATATGACTATCGCGAAAACCATAGCCGATCACCATGAGGCGCGCGTCAGGCCGATATAGGGATTCTTCGAATATCTTATGGTAGAGGTTCAAGACGGGCGACAACCCGATTTCGCGCATCTTGTTCCCACCCATCACGAGCATCGGTGCACCATGTATTTCCTGCCAATTCGATGACCCATGAAGCTTGTAATAGGGCTGCATACGCGGCTCAAGTCTAAATTCGTCGATCGGCGCGGGCGTCCATGTTCGCTGGGCCCAGGAATTTGAATTGATGGCGTTGGGGTTGTGCACTGATCGCATGCTAGGCAATTCCGATCCTCCCCATTTCCCATTTGATAGGAGGGAGACGTTGTGATCTATGTAGTGATGTTCGAGCAGCAGATCCTGGTTGAGAGTGAATATCGCATCGAATCGAGTGAGGAAGGTGGCCACCATTCGATCCAGAAATTGCTGGAACTCGAAGTTGACGTTCTCGAAGAATCCGCGATTCATGTCGTCGAACATCCTGATGACTGCGCTCTGCATGTCCTGTAGGTTTGCCGTGTGCTCCTGGGGGGACCGAATGAAATTGGCCTGAACTTCAGCGAGGGCGTTTTCAAAACCGCCACTGGACTGATTCCGCCAAAGCAGCGACTGTAACTGGGGATTACGCGCCACCTCGGGACACCCGAGTAGGTATTCAAATGCCTCGGCAGCCAACCAACCACCCCAGTTCCGGCTAAATCCAGCGCCAAGCAATAGGTAGTGGTTCATGCTGATTTCCTCTTACCTGACAGGCAACTGCCCGCTGTCGATGAAGCGATCGAATGTGTCGCGCGACTCTTCATCCTCCCAACCGCTGTGCACATATTGTCGCGGCGGCGCCGACTCCAGCATCAGCAGTGACAGCACCCTATTGCCGCTGGTGTAGGTGTGCTTTAATTCCCGCAGTTTGATCTCGTCTGGCTCGCTGGGACACCAGATCTTAGCCGGCATATCTACACCGGTCCACTCCTGCTCGACGGTATCATTGGCCGCCAAAGTACCTGCCAACGGTTCCTGCGGATCTCCCGTCTTGCGCAAACGCACACGGGTCTTGCGGGCTTCGCTGCTGGGCCACTGATATTTCAGGAAACCGTGATCCCAATACACCAGCATGGCGCGTTGTTCGGTGTACTTGATGATGCGGATCGACATCGATTCCAGAGATACGCCGAATTCCCTGGCCAGATCGCCGATCAAGTGAAAGTCGATACGTCTACCTGCAATCCGGTCACGCAGCATGTCGCCAGGCATCAGCAGGTTGCTGGCGAAATCGTCGGCCTCGCGTTCGATCTGCTTCAGGTTGTCGATGCCGGAATAGACACTTTCCTTGTCACACAGGAAACTGGGCTGGCTGGGGCGGTGCAGGACGAAATGACCCAGTTCGTGGGCGATGGTAAAGCGCCGACGTTCCGGTCGAGCCTTGGGGTTCACGAAAATTCCCCATTCGTTTTCATTCCCGGGGTTGCGAACCAGTGCGCCCTCACTGGCATTCCAGGTCAGGTCGGCCGGCTCCTTGATCACACTTCCACGACCCAATGGGGTGTCAGGAAGCATCTGCCTGACGAGATCCAGGTCGATGGGCAACGTTAGCCGACCGGTTGCACCAAGCCAGGTCAGGATACGGGCCGCTGCCTTGAAAGCGTTCAGGTCGTCCGTGGCGGTCAAGATTTCTCCGAATCCGCTTTTGTGGGCGACCCGAACATGAGTTTCATCGCCTCACGGTATTTGGTTTTTTCGGCCTCGCTCATCCCGGCGTATTCCCGGAAAAAAGCGACATCGGTCGGGGTGGGGCTTTGCTTGGGGTCGACGGGCTCACCGAGCAGATCCTGGATGGTGACTCCCAGTGTCTTGGCGATGGCGTTCAGTCTTTCTGCGGTGGGTTTTTGGCCCTCGCGCATCTCCAGTTCCCAGATGTAGGCCTTGGTGCAGCCTACGTCGTTCGCCACCTGCTGCAGGGTCAGTCCCTTGGCTTCCCGGAATTCCCGCAGTCGCTTTCCAAATGGGTTTTGCATGGAATTCTCAATTTTATGATCAGACCACCGGAGTATAGCAGAGAGAGCCTAATTGATGAATATGTCCCACTTTGATTGACAAGCGGAAATGCGGGTGTAGAATAGCACTTGTATCGTTCTGCTTTACTTTATGTGCGGTACTGGCCTTTTTCGTGAAACCCCGTCGCCGCCGGCAGCACGAACGTCCACCGGACCCGAGCCCTCCGACGACAGCTTATAAGGATCAATAGAAATGAAGACTTACGCTGACGTTCTGCTCCACCTGCCGGTTGATGGCACCCTGCGCACCTATCTCGAAAACCAAGGTCTGGCCTTGCCTGCCAAATTCGACTGGACCGACGACTCGACAACGACCGAGCGCCTGATCGAGGCGATCCGAGATTGCCCGGATCTGACGGTGCGCGACAAGATCGTCGCGGGCCTACAGGTCAGCGCGCAACTGGCCCACCCTCGCGGAAAACAGGCCATGTTCCAGATCGGCACATGGAATTCCAAGGCGTTGCTGGGGCTGATTGCCTGTCAAAGCGACCAGCACCGGGCATTCTGGCTTCTTGTCCATCACCCTGACCTGTTCGAGCAGGCGGCGGAGATCGAGTATGTCGACAGCCATGTTCAGCAGGCGCAGCAGCACGACCTCGGGGTGAAGATACCGATCCGGCGTGACGACGCTTCGATGGCGGCATTTTGCGAAACGATCAAGGAATTCTACAAAGCCGAGCTCGGCTGCGGCGAAGTGTGCGTGGCTCACATTCTCGACCGGGAGCATGGCACCCAACTGGTTACCGTCCATGCCAAGGATCTCGCCACCATCAGCCTCGAGTTCCAGGGGGCGATCCTGATGCGCCGCGTTGGCAGCCCCAACATCCACATGGTGCTGGAATATTCCGAGGCCACGGGTGTTGCGCGCACCATCATTCGCGGCGGCGCCAAATATCATGACATGTTGGCCGAGGCCTTCACGAAGCACCTGCTCGGCTCCGCCGTCAATGCCCATCGGATCAAGCCCCCAACGCTCGACCTCTCGGCGCTCAAACTCGGCTTTCAAGTGCCTCAGGCCATCGATGACGGATTTGTAAGCTTGCAGGTCAAGTCACTCACGCTCATGAGCCCCGACACCGAACTGAAGGCGGAATTCACGGCCATGGCCTCAAGTTCCCATCAATGCGTCACCGAGCTGATCGCCGAGAAATTCCCCCAGGACAATCCATTGGCACACCAATGGCTGGTCAGCGCTGCCAGCATCAATCTTTATTACGCGCCGCCACCCGGAAAGCAGCGCAGCCCGGTCGTCACCGTGGAGGTGACGCGTCGTGGGCGCCTGAACCTGCACAAGTTCGACGAAAAACTCCGCACCCAACTGGAGGGCTATCTGGTGCAGATCGGCATTCTGGCGGAAAAGCAGACCCTGTCGCCTCAGGCCGATGTCAACGGGAACCGCAACGACCTCGTCGACGAGCGCAGCGAGTGATCGGCAACCGTAACGCTTTGGCTTGGGTACTGTCATGCAGCCTGTTCGGACGTGGTGAGCCGATCATCGAGTCGGCTCTGTCGGACTCCGAAAGGGATGCGCTGGCATTGCTGGCCGAGATCAAGGCAGTCAAGCCTGCAAAATTCGACGCGCGTTTCGTTCTGTGCCCGTACTGCCAGTTGCACCGTGGTCCGGTAGTTCAGGGCAGCGCAGATCTGGAGTGCTTGTGCCCCGACTGCGGATCGGTTGCCATCGACAAGCCGGACACGCGCGCCTGGTTGCTGGACACTGATTGGTTGATCCGCAAGTTGCGCGGGGCGCTCGACATTCCGGCACAGCAGGCGCTGGTATCGATTACCAGTGACATCTGGCGGATCGGCGCCCATCAGCGCCATTCCGTCATCGTCGGCCGTAATCTCCATCAGGTGCTTTGGCACCCTGGTCTCCAATCCAGAGCCAGCGCACGCAGTACCAATCCAACTTGGTTGATTACACCCAAACCACTGAGGGACGTTCTCGACGAGCCAGGCGGCGCAGTCTGGCTACCGCTGGAAGAGCGCTTCAGCCTCCATGGCGGTAACTTGCATTTCATCGAACCCGGCACGCCATTCCAATCCGATGACGATGGTGCCGTCGCGGTTAATGGGCCGTTTTCAGCCGACTTCCGCATAGTTCATGTTGATGACTGGTCGCACGGACCGATCGCGCTCTCGGACGCACAGGCGGCCGTGTTCAAGGCACTGTGGCATTTTGATGGCGCACCGCAGACGGCAGAGCGCATCATGGCCAAGGCCGGTCTCGACAGTGACAAACCAATCGACGTGTTTAAGGTGAAGACGCAAAACAAGGGTGACCCAAAATATGAGGGGCCGCTTCATGCCTACAAAACGTTGGTCGAAACTGACCGTCGGTCCGGTACCTATGCGATGTCCTGCACGGATGCAGTAACGGCCTGACACGGTCCACAACTTCAATCAAAAACGGCGAGCCATTTCGGTTCGCCGTTCTCATTTCTGCGGTCACTGGCGAACTGAAAGTAGCCACAGAGTTCGCCAGCCAGTCCATCAACAGTTCGCCACCCAAGTTTTCAAATAGCAGCGTTGTTCCTCACCTCACCGAAAGGAGTATCAATGCTGCATTCAACGACAAATCGCAGTGCATTGGGATCGGATCCCTTGCATGTATCCGGGGCGCCGTCCGAGCGACGTGTCCTATCCGAAACCGAACTGGCCCATCGATGGGGGGTAAGCCCCAAGACGCTTCAACGCTGGCGTACCGAAGGTCGTGGCCCCAAGTACCTCAAGCTCTCCAAGCGGGTGACCTATCCGCTGGAAGCGATCACCGAGTACGAGCGCTGCGCCCTGCATGTTTCCACCTCCGAACGCGTCGTCAATGGGAGGGATCGCACATGAACGATTCCGCCATCACAAATGTCGCGTTTGACCAAGTTCTGCCTCTGGCCGAAATGAGCGTCGCTCAGATCGCTGTGTTGCCTGCTGCGCAGTTGCAGGAAGCGCACATCAATCTGCTCACGTTGCAGTCAGCCATCAAGGGTGTACTGGAACGCTTCAACGCCGCCCTCGATGAGCGCTATGCCGAGCATGCCCTGGCCGCCCGCCAAGCGAACGGCCGTGATTTCGGTGTCTGTCATCTCGACGATGGCCCACTGCGAATCACGGTCGATGTTCCGAAGCGAGTTGCGTGGGATCAGACCCAGTTGGCCGAGATTGCCAATCGCATCGTAGCTTCCGGCGACAAGGTCAGCGACTACATCGACATCGAGTACTCGGTTTCTGAATCCCGCTTCAACGCATGGCCTGAAACGCTCAAGGAGTCGTTCACCAAGGCCCGTACCGTCAAACCCGGCAAGGCCGGCTACCGCCTCGCTCTCGTAAAGGAGAACCTCGAATGAAAACCCCAGCCCTGCATCAAGCCCTGCAAAAGAAAATCGGCTCTGTCTATGGCGACAGCCTTCCTGCCATGATCAAATTTCAGGATCGCGCTGGCGGCGTCATCGAGAAGGAATTGGTCGATGCCACGCTGGATGAAGTTGCATTCGCCATGCAACTCTTGCAAGCGGAAAGCTCGGCCATCCACGCCCGTCGCGGCGCACTGGAACGTCTGTACAACCTGGCTCGCGAGCATCGTTGCCTCGGCTCCGATACCGTCAACCTGATCGCTGCGGAGGTGACGAAATGAGCAACATCGTTGCCTTTGATTTTGAGTCGCATAACGTCCGGGTAGTCGTTGGTCATGATGGCGAACCTTGGTTCGTTGCCGCTGATGTGGCATCAGCTCTTGATTACCAGGCAGCCAAGGATTTAACCCGGTTCATCGATGATGATGAGAAGGGTAGGCAGATTGTGCCCACCCTTGGCGGAGAACAGGAACTGCTGGTAATCAATGAGCCCGGCCTCTACTCGGCGATCCTGAAAAGCCGCAAACCCGAAGCCAAACGCTTCAAGCGCTGGGTTACCCACGAGGTCTTGCCATCGATTCGCAAGACCGGAAGTTATGCAGCCCCCGGTTCGGTTGCCGCATTGCCTGCGCCCACCCAGGATCGCGTTCACGCCATCCTGATGATCGGTGAAGCGATCGCCAAAGTACCCGGCGTCAAACCCGGCATCGCCATGGCCGCGACGCTCACCTGTATTCACGACAACACGGGCCTGCAGATCGAACATCTGCGTCGGGCACTCCCCGTCGCCAATGAGCCGATCTGCAGCCTGAATCCGACGCAACTCGGTGAGCGCCTGGGATTGTCTGCCCGTTCCGTCAACCTGCGGCTCCAGTCCCACGGCTTCCAGTACAAGAATGACCGTGACGAATGGGAACTGACCGAGTCGGGCAAGCGATGGGCTGAAGCACTGCCATATTCCAGAAATGGCCACTCCGGCTATCAGATCCTCTGGAATCCGGAAGTCGTCGATGTAATCAGGGAGGCCGCATGATGAGCCTACCCATCATTTCCGCCGACCAGCGGCGCGCAGAAAAGCGTGGCGTGAAGATGGCGCTGCTCGGCAAGAGCGGCATTGGCAAGACCACCCAACTCAAAACGCTGGGCACCGATACCACGCTGTTCATTGATCTGGAAGCGGGCGATCTGGCGGTTGCCGACTGGTCCGGCGACACCATCCGTCCGCGCACCTGGCCGGAGTTCCGCGATCTGGTGGTGTTCCTTGCCGGACCCAATCCAGCGCTGCCAGCCGATCAGCCGTTCTCCCAGGCGCATTTCGAGCATGTCTGCCAGACCTATGGGGAGCCTTCGCAACTGGCGAAATACCAGACCTACTTTTGCGATTCGATCACGGCGCTGTCCCGGCTGTGCTTCACCTGGTCCAAGGCGCAACCCGCCGCGTATTCCGAACGCACCGGCAAGCCAGACAGCCGTGGAGCCTACGGCCTGCTCGGTCAGGAAATGATCACGGCACTCACCCACCTGCAGCATGCACGCGGCAAGAACGTGGTGTTCGTGGCCATCCTCGACGAGAAGATTGATGACTTCGGCCGCAAGGTGTACGTGCCGCAGATCGAAGGCAGCAAGACCGCACTGGAACTCCCAGGCATCGTCGACGAGGTCGCAACACTCGCAGAACTGAAGGCCGAGGACGGCACGAGTTACCGCGCCTTCATCTGCCACACCCTCAACCCATGGAGTTTTCCGGCCAAGGACCGATCCGGTCGCCTGGACATGCAGGAAGAGCCCCACCTCGGACGGCTGATCGCCAAGTGCGCAGCCCCCACCCCCTCTGACAAGGAATAAATCATGAGCATGAACTGGAACGATTTCAACGACGCTGAGCAACAAACATCCTTCGACCTGATCCCCAAGGGCACGCTAGCCAAGGTCCGCATGACGATTAAACCGGGCGGGCATGACGATGCCGCGCGAGGCTGGACCGATGGTTATGCCACCGAGAGTTTCGACACCGGCTCGGTCTACCTTGCCGCCGAGTTCGTGGTGCTGGACGGGGAATATGCCAAGCGCAAGCTGTGGTCGAACATCGGCCTGCACTCTCCCAAGGGCGATGCCTGGGCGAACATGGGGCGCACCTTCATCCGTGCCGTGCTCAACTCGGCTTATGGTGTGCTGCCATCTGACTTATCACCCGAAGCGCAGAATGCCCGGCGCATCGGCAGTTTCAGCGCACTTGACGGCATCGAGTTCGTCGCCCGCATCGATGTCGAGAAAGACAGCAAGAATGAAAACCGCAACGTGATCAAACTGGCTATTGAGCCGGATCACAAGGACTACGCGGCTTTGATGGGAGTGCCGTCCAAAGTGCCGAACGGTGGTGGCAATTCCGGGGCACCGGCGCAAGCCGCTCCTGCCTATACGGCCCCGCAGCGTCCTGCCTCAACCAGTAAGCCCGCCTGGGCACAGTAAGGGGGATCGTGAAATGCTGGATTTGTTCACGCGAGGCGCGTGGCTTTGGAATCACCGATACACGGTATTCCATCGCCGACCCCAGGCGCTACCCGGTCAATTGGGTGTTCTGCTCAAAACGGTGTCAGGACGCATTCCATCGGTTCTACAACCTGCGCATCGACGCGGAAGACAAGGGAAAGGAGCGTCCCATGATTGATGCGACCGAATACGAACAGGCCGCTACCCGCCGTTGCCTGAAGGCGTTCGGCGAAGCGGCTGGTGAGATTGGCTTTGATAAGCCACTCGGCCAGTACAGCGAGTCCGAAGCGCTTAAGGTGTGCGACGCAATTGTCACCTGCTTTACCGACGCCATGGCAGAACGCCATGCATCGACGGCATTCCCCGCAGTGCGGGGTTTGCCGAATGTGGTGCGGGATCCGTTCGCCGATCTCGAAAGTGATCTGCCTTGGGAAGATGGCCATTCCCGGAAAGGCGGTGCGTGATGCTGGATTTCAATCATCGCCCCAAGGCTCACGAAGTCGTAACCGCGCATATTGATGCTGCGCTTGTCGCCGAGCGTGCCGAACAACCTCATCGCACCTATCTCGGCGCATCCCGTCTGGGTGTGGCATGCGACCGGGCGCTGCAGTACGAGTTTGCAGGTTCCCCTGCCGATTCTGGACGGGAATTCGATGGTCGGGTGCTGCGCATCTTCGAGGTGGGTCATGTACTGGAAGACCTCGCGATTCGCTGGCTGCGTCTGGCTGGGCTCGATTTGCACACCCGCACCCGCTCGGGTGGTCAGTTCGGCTTCTCGGTATGTGAGGGGCTGATCCAGGGACACATTGACGGCATCGTCATAGGCGCACCCGCCAATCTTGACTGGTCGTTCCCGATGCTGTGGGAGTGCAAGACCATGAACGCGCAGAACTGGCGGGATTGCGTGAAGCGCGGCGTGTCGGTTGCCAAACCGGTCTATGCCGCGCAGATGGCGATCTACCAGGCCTACATGGAATCCACGGTCGAAGGCATCAGCCGCAATCCGGCACTCTTTACCGCGATCAACAAGGACACGCAGGAGTTGTGGTTCGAACTGGTGCCGTTCGATGCGGTGCTGGCGCAACGGTCATCAGACCGTGCCGTGAAGATCATCACGGCCTCCGAGCATGGCGAACTGCTATCCCGGTCGTTTTCTGATCCAGCCCACCATGAATGCAAATTCTGCGCTTGGGCAGAACGTTGCTGGAGATCCGCATGAAAAACCAATTACAGAATTCCATTCTGCAGGCTGAACCATTTATCGATGCGAGCGAAGCGGCATACACGATGAATCTGCCCATGTACTACCTGACCAATGCCGCCCAGCGCAAGCGGATGGGGATTCCGCATTACCGTATCGGACGGATGGTCCGCTTCAAATTGTCGGAACTCGAGGCATGGCTGTCGACCAGGAGCGAGGAGCGCAACCATGCTTGATTTCAACGAGCAGCCCAAGGGCGAACCTGAGAGCCGCGCCGGGAGGGATGAGGTTTTTTCTGACCTCCTGAGCAGGCTGGAATCGGTGTTGTTCACGCTCTATCATGCAGGCAAGGTCCGTCACGGCAAATTCTTCGTCGGGGACGTACTGGGCAGCCCTGGAGACAGCCTCGAAGTCGTGCTTGAGGGCGAGAAGGCCGGGCTCTGGACGGATCGCGCAACCGCCCAGGGGGGAGATCTCTTTGATCTGATCGCCGCGCATCACCATCTGGATGCACACGCGGATTTCCCGATGGTACTGGAAATTGCCGCCGGTCTTTCCGGGAGCGCGCTGGTCAAACTTCCCAGAAAGTCCCGTCGTCAGGCGCCGGTCGATGATCTTGGACCTGCCACCGCAAAGTGGGATTACTGCGATGCCGACGGCAAACTGCTCGCCGTGGTCTACCGTTACGATCCGCCCGGACGCAACAAGGAGTTCCGGCCATGGGACGCCAAACGCCGCAAGATGGCCCCACCCGAGCCACGGCCGCTCTATAACCAGCCGGGCATCGCGCAGTCCAGCCAGGTGATTCTGGTCGAAGGCGAAAAATGCGCACAGGCCCTGATCGACATGGGGATCTGCGCCACGACCGCCATGCATGGCGCCAACGCCCCGGTGGACAAGACCGACTGGACGCCGCTCGCAGGCAGACAGGTTCTGATCTGGCCGGACCGCGACAAGCCGGGCTGGGAGTATGCCGATCGCGCGTCACAAGCCCTGCTCATGGCAGGTGCCGCGAGTTGCCATATTCTCTATCCGCCCGAAGATGCACCGGACGGCTGGGATGCGGCCGATGCCAAAGTCGAAGGGTTCGATATAACAGGATTCATTGCCCATGGCCCGCGCCTGCAGATGCAACTTGCCGAGGAATACTCGCTTGCCGAGATTGCCGGTCGTGACGGTCCGACGGAAGAAAGCGTGTGGGGGACCGAAGATGCACTGGCGCTTTCCTTCACTCGGCGTTACCACCAGGACTGGCGTTACGTTGCTGCTTGGGGCAAGTGGATGGTATGGGACGGACAACGCTGGCGGACCGAGGACACGCTGGCTGCGACCGATCTCATCCGGCACGTCTGCCGCCAGGCGGCCATCCGATCCAGCAATCCGAAAGTTGCCGCGAAACTCGCCTCGTCCAGCACGGTGGGTGGCGTCGAACGTCTGGCTAGAGCCGACAGACGGCATGCGGCCACGACCGAGGAATGGGATGCCGATCCCTGGGCGCTCAACACACCCGGAGGCGTGGTGGATCTCAAGACCGGCAGGAATCACGCGCATGACCGGTCCGACCGCATGACCAAGATCACAACCGCCACACCACGCGGTGATTGCCCGACCTGGCGGCAGTTTTTGATTGAAGTCACCGGAGGCGACAAGGCGCTTCAGGATTACCTGCAGCGCATGGCAGGCTATGCGCTCACCGGATCCACCCGCGAGCACGCGCTGTTCTTTCTCTACGGCACGGGTGCCAACGGCAAATCGGTTTTTCTGAATACGCTCGCCAGCATCCTGGGGAATTATGCCACTAATGCGCCCATGGACACCTTCATGGAAACGCGCAGCGACCGGCATCCTACCGACATGGCGGGCCTGCGCGGTGCGCGCTTCGTGTCCAGCATCGAAACCGAGCAGGGTCGGCGCTGGGCGGAATCCAAGGTCAAGAGCCTCACCGGCGGCGACAAGATCTCGGCGCGCTTCATGCGGCAGGATTTCTTCGAGTTCTTTCCGCAATTCAAACTGTTCGTGGCAGGTAATCACAAACCCGCCATTCGCAATATCGACGAGGCGATGAAGCGGCGACTGCACCTGATCCCGTTCACGGTGACGATACCGCCCGAACAACGTGACAAGCACCTGCAGCAGAAATTGATGGCCGAGCGTGACGGGATTCTCGCCTGGGCGGTTCAGGGCTGCCTCGCGTGGCAGCGTGATGGACTCAACCCACCAGACAGCGTGGTATCGGCGACCGACGAGTATTTCGAGGCAGAGGATGCCGTTGGCCGCTGGCTGGAAGAAAACTGCGTATTTGCGGCGAATGCCAAGTCGCTCACCGCCGAGCTCTTCAACGACTGGAAGCAGTGGTGTGATGCGGCTGGCGAATTCATCGGCACGCAGCGGCGGTTTTCCGATCTGCTCATCACCCGGGGCATCGAGAAATGGCGCAATGGCACGGGTTTGCGCGGGTTTCGGGGGATCGGCCTCAAGGCGCCGCCCGCACCCGGCTACACGCCGTACGCAGACGATTGACTCCCATGAGAAACCATCGGTCTGACGCATTCGACTCAGTTCATCGTAACTCTCTATACGCGTGTACGCGCGCGCCTCATGGAGGGTTTCGACATTCTCCGTCGAATGCGTCAGATCCCGACACAAGGACTGAATACATGAACAACATTCTCGCCCTCGACCTGGGCACCCACACCGGATGGGCGCTGCGCCATCTGGACGGCAGCATCACCAGCGGCACCGAGCATTTCAAGCCACAACGCTTCGAAGGCGGTGGCATGCGCTACCTGCGCTTCAGGCGCTGGCTGACCGAGATCAAACAGGTCGCAGATGGCATCACGGCCGTGTATTTCGAGGAAGTACGGCGCCATGCAGGCGTTGATGCAGCGCACGCCTATGGCGGGTTTCTCGCCACCCTCACTGCCTGGTGCGAGCATCACCAGATTCCGTATCAGGGCGTTCCGGTCGGTACGATCAAGAAGCAAGCCACCGGCAAAGGTAATGCCAGCAAGGACGAGATGATCGCAAGTGCCCGTGCGCGCGGCTTTCTTCCGGCAGATGACAACGAGGCCGATGCGCTGGCCTTACTTCACTGGGCAATCGGGACGCAGGAGGTGTGACATGAAAATCCCGGTTCCGCGATATCACTCTCCACTTGGCCGACTGCTGCCCAACACCGCCGACATCGAAACCATCAAACAAAACGGCTGGTGCGACCAGCACATCCTGGTCATATCGGAAAACGACGATCGACTCGATTTCGTCGAGCGCGAAATTGTTCGTCGTATCGGCAATCGGCTTTATGGATCTGTACCCAGGAGTGAATCCCATGAGTGAATGGATCAGCCATGACGTGGCACAACGCATTCAGGAGGCTGCTCACACCGCGCACCGCTTGCCGCCGGTGCGAGTACAGGGGTATTACAACCTCTGGCCGGTCATGGCCCGTGGCGAATTCGAGCGATTCGCCGCCGATGATCCGCCGCCCGTGAGGTTTCCGCCGACGCCCCTGGAAATCGAACGGATGATGGAAGTGATGCATTGGATGGCGTGGCTTGAAGTCGAGGATCGCAAGTTGCTCTGGATGCGAGCCGAGCGCTACCGCTGGGATGAAATCGCCCGGCGTTTCGGCTGCTCGCCCCGTACCGCGCAGCGGCGCTGGAACGATGCCCTCGGTCGGTTGGCTGTGCACTTCAATGCGCAGCAGGGGGAAATAGCGGGAATTGGCGTAAATGCGCGGCATCCTGCGCGATGAAGCGGAAATAAGCGGATTTTGGGCGTGTCGCGTTTTTGGAAAATTTCGGTAGAATTTGAGCTACGATCTGGACAGAAAAGCGACCAGAACCAGCCGCATCAATTTTGACCGAATTCCGAACCCGCCCGACAACCTCTGGCGGGTTTTTCATTTCCGGATACCAATGAGCACACTGCAGATTCATTACCGACCCATTGATTCGCTGATCCCTTACGCCCGCAATGCCAAGCAGCATTCGGATGCCCAGGTCGCGCAGATCGCCGCCAGCATCCGTGAATTCGGCTGGGGTGCGCCGATCCTGGTTGATGGACAGAACAATGTGATTGCCGGTCATGGTCGCCTGCTGGCAGCCCGCAAGCTCGGGCTTTCCGAAGTGCCGGTGGTGCCTATGGACCATCTGACCGAAACCCAGCGCCGGGCACTGATCCTGGCCGACAACAAAATCGGTGAGAACGCCTCTTGGGAAAACGAACTCCTCGGACTCGAACTGGCCGATCTGCAGGAGGCTGGCTTCGATCTTGGACTGACGGGTTTTACGCCGGAAGAATGGGATGCGTTGATCGCTGGTGACGAAGATACCCGGGAAGGCCTCACCGATGAGGACGAAATTCCCGAAGTCCCGGAAAACCCCATCTCGCAACCAGGCGATCTGTGGCTTCTGGGTGAGCACAAACTGCTGTGTGGCGACGCAACGAAGGCCGACGATTACAAAACGCTGCTCGGCGATGAACTGGTGGACATGACGTTTACCGATCCGCCGTACAACGTGAACTATGCCAACACCGCCAAGGACAAGATGCGCGGCAAGAACCGCCCCATCCTGAACGACAACTTGGGCGATGGCTTCGGCACCTTCCTGACTTCCGTGTGCCAAAATATTTTGGTCGTGACCAAGGGCGCGACCTACATTGCGATGAGTTCATCGGAACTCGATACCTTGCAGTCGGCCTTCCGTGCAGCTGGCGGTAAATGGTCAACGTTCGTGATTTGGGCCAAGAATACTTTTACGCTGGGTCGTGCCGACTACCAGCGCCAATATGAGCCGATCCTGTATGGCTGGCGCGATGGTGCTGATCACTTCTGGTGTGGCGCCCGTGACCAGGGCGACGTGTGGCAGATCAAGAAACCGCACAAGAATGATCTGCATCCGACCATGAAACCGGTCGAACTGGTGGAACGTGCAGTTCGCAACAGCAGCAAGACCCGGGATCTGGTACTGGACCCCTTCGGTGGTTCAGGCTCTACCCTGATTGCCTGCGAGAAATCCGGACGTCGGGCGCGGCTGATCGAACTCGACCCGAAGTACGTGGATGTGATTATTCGGCGCTGGCAGGAATTTACCGGGCAAGAAGCGAAACGCGCCAGCGATGGCGCGAAGTTCGTGGATTCGAAAAAGGTCGATCAACCGGCGATTTTGTAAATGCGCTCACTACCTTCGGTTTTTTCGGAGGTGATGGCAAGTCTCAGTTTCTTCTTGAATGCCCCGGCAAACGTGCCGCGCACCGTGTGCTGCTGCCAGCCAGTAGCCTCGCAGATCTGCGCGATGGTTGCGCCTTCAGGCCGCTTGAGCATCGCGATCACCTGCGCCTGTTTGCTGTTGTCTCGGCTGCGAGGTTTTCCTTCGACGCTTTCCGCATTTTTGATCGCCTCGTCGATTGCATGGATGGTCACCGGTGCCTTGCGCGGTACACCGAGAGCATCGTAACCCTCGGCGGTGATGAACCAGTCGTCATGCATGGGCGTGATCAGGGCACGGTTGAACATCCCGTCGAGCACTTTTTTGCGAGCGCCACCCTTGATGTTGTCGGGGAACCAGATGATCTTGCCGTCGCTGTAGTTGTGGGCATGGGCCAGAATGGTGTGTTGGGCGGGAGTGAGTTGGATGCTCATGCTGATCTCCTGATGGTTAGACGTTGTGGATTTGTGCGGCCTTGTCGAACCCGACCCAAGCGCCGTATTGGTCCATGCCTCGCGCAGCGAGTTCTTCTCGGGCCAACCGGTTGAGGTCTAGTTCGCCGCGGGCAGCTGCGGCGAGCACCTTGGTCAGTGTGGTCTGGATAAATCCGACTTCGTCGACCGTGAATTCATTGGTGGTGTAGCTCAT